GGCCGTTCAGTTTGACCGCAAAGATTTGACTCTAGTACTGGGACAAAACTTGGACCTGGGTGGAGACGACACAGGAGCCAGAAATGGAACTGGCAAAACAACCATTATCAATGCACTGAGTTATGCGCTCTACGGCGCTGCCTTAACCAACATCAAAAAAGACAATCTTATCAACAAAACAAATGGTAAGAACATGTTGGTTACCATTGAGTTTGAAAAGGACGGTATTGACTTCAAGATCGAACGTGGTCGTAAGCCCAACACAATGGCATTTTATGTTGGTGGCCAAGAACAACAAATCACTGACGAAAGTCAAGGCGACTCAAGAGAGACACAAGCAGAAATTGAACGCATGCTGGGTATGAGCCACGACATGTTCAAACACATTGTTGCACTTAACACATACACAGAACCATTCCTTGCACTCAAAGCCAACGATCAACGAGCCATCATTGAGCAGTTGCTTGGTATTACTATGTTGAGTGAAAAAGCAGATGCGCTTAAAGAACAACTGAAGGCCACTCGAGATGCTATCACTCAAGAAGAATATCGTATCAAGGCAGTCACAGATGCCAATGCACGTATTCAAGAACAAATCGAAGCCACGAGGCGTAGGCAAACAATATGGACTACCAAACGAGCCAATGAAATTGTAGAACTGGAAAAGGCTTTAGAGGTTGTAGGAGATTTGGCCATTGATCAAGAGCTTGCCAATCACGATGCACTAGATGCATATAATGAAAAAACCAAAAAAGCTGCAGAAATTAATCGCTGGAAAATTGCTTGCGAAACTGAACAAGTCAAACTATTAAAACAGTTAGACAAGTTAAAATTAGAAATTGAAAAACTAGAAAAGCATGAGTGTTATGCCTGCGGTCAGGCAATTCACGATCACAAACATGAGCAAGTGTTAGAAGAAAAACGCAACGCCTTGAAAGAAACCGCACTACAGTATCTTACCAATGACGAACAATTACATGCACACATTGGTGCCTTAGAACTACTAGGTGAGCCGGGTCCTGTTCCTACAGTGTTTTACGATCGGAAAGAAGATGCTATCAATCACAAGAATACTGTCGCTAACTTAAAACAACAGTTAGAAACTAAACAAAACGATACGGACCCATACGAAGAGCAAATCCGAGAGATGGAAACACAGGCGCTGGAAGAAATTAACTATGACATGATCAATGAATTGGCCAATGTTAGAGAACATCAAGAGTTCTTGCTTAAACTATTGACCAACAAAGACAGTTTCATTCGCAAAAGAATCATTGATCAAAATCTAAGTTATCTAAACGCTAGGTTAAGTCAGTACTTGGATAGGATTGGATTGCCTCACACTGTCAAGTTCCAAAATGATCTATCTGTCAGCATCGAAGAACTGGGTAGAGAATTGGACTTTGATAACTTGAGCCGAGGCGAACGTAACAGATTGATATTGAGTTTGAGTTGGGCATTTCGTGATGTTTGGGAAAGCTTGTATCAGCCAATTAATCTCTTGTTCATTGACGAAGTCATTGATACTGGTATGGACAGCTCGGGTGTAGAAAACAGTCTGGCCATTCTCAAGAAAATGAGCCGCGAAGGTAATAGATCTGTTTGGCTAGTATCGCACAAAGATGAGCTGGCTGGTCGTGTAAACAACGTTTTGAGTGTAGTAAAAGAAAACGGATTTACCAGCTATAATACTGATGTTGAAATAAAATGAATGTTTTAGATAATCAATTACTTTGGTATCACGCTGATCTTTTTGAACAGGATTATCTTTTAAAACAGTTCGTAGAAAATAATAAAATATCCAGAATATATTATTCGGGTGATTGCAATCATGTAAAATCTATTGTTGGCAAAGAATGTAACCAACAGCCCCAGATGTGTATTTACATAGTCAATCAGATTTTCAAATTTAGCACGATAGTAAACATTTGTAATGAAACTTTAGATAATTTTGGCCTAGGCACTTGGTTGTATTTGTCGATTAATAAATTTAATGCCATTCCAGAACCACAAACATCTGTTCCTGATTCGTATGACGACGCCATTTTTTCTTATATCAGTTCACAGGTAAGGCACAAATTATACAACTACATTAGTGGAAAAAATGATAACGGCACACAATTTAATTGGGTACATCCTTTAACCAGGTTTTATTTTCGCAATGAAGATATTAAAAAAAATTCCTGATCATAATGAAAAATATTTGTTAGCTAGATATCAGGCAACATTTTATCCAATATCTGCACCAGTAGACGAATTTATAAAAGATTATACAAAAAATAAGACAACCACAATTTTGTTTAGCGGTGGATGTCGATTGAATATTGATGGAACTTTTATAGAACCATCTATGTTTTCTAAAGCCAAAATTGACTGGAAACCAAACACCCTGTTTATTGATCCTGCGAATTTACAACTGATCGAATACTGTATAAAGAAAATAAATTCTGACGTATTATGTATAATTAACAGCACTTTGTGGATACAATATCAAGACTGGCAAACTATTTTAGATAACATAAAAAAATGTAGAAAATTGACAAAAAATATACTAGTAACTTTACCGCTAAACAGATTTAATTTTAATAGATTAAAATATTCTTATGAAAAAATTGCAGATGAATTAGGTGGTGTTGTCATTGATGATACTATAATAATATGCCAATAACTATTTTGCGATGGAAGTCAGGCTATGCAGGAGATACAATTTTAAAATTGATATTGGATTCTAATCCAACCTTGAATAGTCAAGTTCGTTACGTTGGATTAAATGATAGTAAAACTGTAATTGATAATGAATTTGTAAGTAATTTTCCTTTTACAGAAATAACTAAGATGTCATTAACAGAAATTGATGTTGATCAAGAGAGACTAAATGTTCAATTACAGGAACTCTATCAGTTAGATACACAAAAAAGCTGGATTCTAAAAACACACATTTATAATAACAAGTTTGATTGTTTTTTAGATCTAATTGACATTACAATTACAGTAGATACTCTTCCGTTTGTGATTAAAGCCAGTTTAGAAAAAAATAGTAGAGAAAAAAAATTATTACCAAATTACCATCAGCTTTGTGTCAAAATAAAAAATCCTGAAATTTTGTACAAATTTGATTGTTACAATTTTATCAAAGATCGTATACAGCCTAGAACACTATCAAATAAACAAATTTCTTTGAATGATTTTCTTAGAGGGTGGGATTATTTTGTCTATTCTGTTCGTCAAGTTGGTTTATATGTGTCAGATAATTGCAAAGAATATTACACCAATTGGATAGATCAAAACAAAAAATTTTTACCAACAAATACATATTTGACAATGGTTTCTAAACAAGATTACGATTATACCAATCCAGATTTAACTATTGAAGAACGCTATTGCCTGCTTGTGTTATCAGGCAGCAGTTTTAAAATTTTGCAATGAAAAATTTTATTTTTTCTCAAATAACAGAATATCAACTGGAAATTACAACCTATTGTAATGCTGCCTGTCCCCAATGTCCTAGAAACATACAAGGTGGTCCCGTAAATCCCTATATGCCTCTAGTGCATTTAGACAGGTGTGCTATTGATGCTGCGTTTAGCGTCGAACATTGTAAAAGTTTACGACAAATATTTTTTTGCGGCAGTTACGGCGATCCTATCATGCATCCCGACTTTCTGGATATACTACAGGACTTTAGGCGGAAGAATCCAACACTTTGGTTATACTTTCATACCAACGGCGGAGTTCATGACGAAAACTACTGGGGAGAAATAGCCCGTATAATGAACGGGTACGGTCAGATTGATTTTGGATTTGATGGATTAGAGGATACTTTACATCTGTACAGACGTAATGTAAAATATGCAACAGCTATGCGTAATGCCCAGGCGTTTATTCGTGCTGGTGGTAGAGCACAATGGAACTATATTGTTTTTAAACACAACGAGCACCAAGTTGAACAGGCAAGAGCGTTAAGTCAAGAATATGGCTTTTTTAATTTCTTAGCTAGAAAAACTGGAAGATTTTACGATCATAAAAACGAAACTGCTTATAAAAATTGGCCTGTACTAGATAAAAACAAAAACATTGAATATTGCTTAGAAGAACCCACACTAGAGGAATTGCGTAATCCCAGTGTACAAAAAATTGAAGTAATAAAAAAGATGCACGGTAGCTTTAGAAAGTATCTTGAACTAACTGATGTTCAATGCGATGCGCTGCTAGGCAACAAAGTTGTTATAACTGCTGAAGGATTAGTATTGCCGTGTAATTTCTTTGAGCATAACATGTACGATGCCAGATTCCGTGACAGTGCCATGCCAGGGGCGCATGAATCAAGTTTTACTGGCCCAGGAAGAATTCAAGTAAAAGCGTTTGTTGAACAATATAAAAACGAATTAGACATCAATAACAAAAGTTTAGAAGATATTTTTCAATCAAATTTTTGGACTGAGCTTGTTGATCGCTGGTCTGGATCAAACAAAATTATGGAATGCGCCATGACGTGCGGAGAAAAATTTACAAAAGTTTGGGATCAAGGAGGATCTATTAGATGAAGATGTTGGTAACAGGCGGCAATAGAGGGCTAGGTAAACACCTAGTTGAACAATTTGCAGGTACAAGTGTCAGTCGTGCAGACGGCATTGATATTACCCGCAATACAGATGCGATTGCTGCAATGAGCTTGGACTACGATGTGTTTGTCAATAACGCATTTGATGGTCCTCCGCAAGAAGCATGGGCTAACTTTGCTCAGTCACAGGTGTATTTTGCTGTTTATGATGCATGGCGGGCAGCTAATAAAACAGGATGGATCGTCAATATTGGCAGTGTGGGTAATAAAATCGTTGTAGCTCCAGAACCAAGATTTGAAACTTATCGTGTAGCAAAAGCAGCCTTAGAGCATGCTAGCCAACAGGGCACAGCAGCATTTAAAGCAAATACAGTATCATTTAAAACTACATTAATTACACTGGATCGATTAGATACTGAACTTAGTCGTAGTAGACCTACATGGACAGGAAATGGAATTGATCTAGAAGCAGTATCTAATTTTATAAAATATGCTCAAACTTTGGATCCAAACACATGTATAGAGGAAATAACATTTTATTGTAATCTAGACTATAAGGCATAATTATATGCTGTATGTCATGGCTATTCGAATCCACTCTTGTGGAATCACTTCCTGAAGATTGTGTAGGATTTGTGTATTTGATAACGAATACTGTATCTGGGCGCAAATACATAGGAAAGAAGTTAGCTAAATTTTCAAAAACTACAGTACGAACAGTAAAACTTAAAAACGGTAACAAAAAGAAAAAGAAGATCAGA